ATCATTATCAAACTCTATCATTTCTTTTATTGTTGGTCTACTCATTATGCATTTCCTTCCGTATCAGAATTGAATCCAAGTTTTAGGACATTACCATCTTTACCTATAACTGTCAACCCACGCTCATTTCTTTTATCTAATTTTTTTACATATTCTTCTACGACAGATGCAAACTCATCATTTTCTTCTAGCATCGGCACTACACTAGACATAAGCTTGCACATATACATTATAGCACCGTCATCAGATGAGTTTAATTTATTATGTTTGCTAGTTACAATATCTACTCCTATAACTCCTGACCATCTATCGTTTTTAATTTCAGGTGTTATTCTTATAAGATAATCGTTCTTAGTAAAGTTTGCATGTTTAAACATTACTTTCCTCTCTTTCTTTTTTTACCTTTAAACGGTATAAAATGTATAGTACGACCACATTTCCATACTAATTTTTTTGGTTTTTCTTTTAACCAATCTTCAGGTATAGTTAAATCACTATATCTAAATCCGTGTTTAATGCACCATTCTGCATAATTTGATTTAGCACCTTTTCTTAGTTTAGCTTTACTGTTTGTAAATATAAATCTAATATCTAATTTAGGATGCTGTCTTTTTATTTCTATATGTTTTCGCCTGTCTGCTGCTATAAATCTACCTTTAGTTTCAATTATAATACCATTAAACAGTACAAAATCAGGTGTATAGGTGCGATAAGCAAGATCTTCCCACTCAATTTTAAGCTTCTCATATATAAAGCTTGTATTACTTCCTTTTAAGGTTGTGGCTACTGTATCTTCCAAACCACTCCTATACCCATTTTTACGTGCTATTTGTGTAGCACTATACGCTGACATAGTTAAAAGTTATACCAACGTACACTTGAACCGTAGTCATAGCCTAGTGCTTTCATTTCATCACGTACTAATCTTTCGGCTTCTTTCTTTTGCTCAATAGCATGACGTAAACCTTCTGTTCTACGCTCACGATATTCTTTTTTAAGTTCATAGAGTTCTTTCTCTTTTTCCTTAATCATTTCTCCAAGTTCGTCTACATTCTTCATTTGTATTCTCCCCATATTTTTTCTGCTTCTTTTCTTAAATTATCATTCCATGTCCAAGAGTCATAGTTTGGATGTACTAAAGAAGCTAACTCATGTTTATCATTGCTGATAGACAAAAATTTCTGTATACCAAAAGCTACTTTTTTAAGTTGCTCTTGGTACGCAGATAAGTTTTTAAGTGTAAACTTTTTATAGTCTTTTGGTGTAGCAAAAAACAAGTCTACACTATTTTTTGGATATGCCATAGAGTAAAATGCCATCTGTCTTTTTTGTGCTTCCGTTGGTTTTGACGGCATTCTTGTTGTTGTTTTTAAATCTACTATGGTATCCTTGAACCTAAAATCAATATAACCAAGTATTGGAACAGGTAAGTCTTCTAACTGTACTTCTACTTTTTCTTGATACTGTTCTAGGTTCTTATACTTAAAATTTGTATCAATGACTTTGCCAAAATCTTTTAACAAGCTCTTTTCTTTTTTTACTTTAGTATCCTCTAAATCAAATTTAGATTCTGTGCACATAGTTAGGTACTTTACTTCTAATAAATTGTAGTTAAAGTTTCCTGTTTGGTATCGTTCAGCTAGTATAGCTTCTTGCACAATACCTCTAACTGCTCCTGCACTCATATCTGATTTTACTTTAAAAAGATACCTAGCTACCCACATAGGCAGATCGCTTATGTAGGTATTTATACTGCTAGGTGACAAGTAATTAATATTATGTACTAGAAAAGGATTATTTTTTAGCATCTTCTTGCATTTCTACATCAACAAAAGAATCTACTAAATCTTCATTTTCTTTTGAAAGTTTATCCTGTTGTGAATTGTCTGCATTTTTAGTCCACTGATCAAATATATAAGTATTATAGTTATCAACCCATGCTAATAGATCAACCCAAAGAGACTCGTCTTTATCTGTAATAGGTACTTCTTTTACATTAAACTTAACCTTTGGTAGATAAAAAGAGTTACCATTAGGTAATGGCATTTCATCTGTAGTTACATCTATAGTGTGCTGTAACGGCAGATGTTTTAAGTTAGAACACTTTGAAAACGGCTCACTTAAAGTTTTAAAAGCGTCTCTATTATCTATTTCCCATATCATAGGTTTATTGTTGACTGCACTATCTTCAACACTATTGCCTTGATCATCTACAATATCTTTAAAGGTAGCAGTTCCTAATATTGCTCTAACTCTTTTGATACCTTTAATTATATTCTTTGTTGTTTCAGGTAAAGCATTGTAGTCTTTAATGTAACCTGCTGGTTTTCCACAGTTAAAGCCACCACTACTATCTTTTAGATCATTATTTAAGTTATCACTCATAACTGTTTTAATATAATGACCATGTTCACCTTCAGGCTTTACCCATTTTTTGTACATAAATCTCTGTAAAAAAGGTCTAACAGATACATTAGAAGAGTAGTATGTCTTACTATTCTCTACATCTTCTAGCTTATACATACCACCTGATACAACTTCAACTTTAGTTATTTTACCTTTAATTTCAGTTTGACCCATGATAGGTGTATGTGATATTTTTAATCTTGATAACATTGAATTATTATTTTTGTTATTAGATTCCATATTTAAACCACTTGCTTTTGCTAGTGATTCAAAGTTTGTTTTATTATCTCTTAATGCTATATTGTTCATATTAAATATTCTCCTATTTTTGGTAAGTGAGGTTATATCACACAACCTCTTTGGTGTCAAGCCAATTATCACCGATTTTTGCTTCTAATAATAATGGCACATTAAAATCTAAATTAAACTGTTTATCTATTATGTTTTTTAGATTATTATTTGTATCGTTTATCACTTCTATTATGTCATCTAATTCATCAGGATGAACGTCAATGACTATACTATCATGTACAGTATTTACGATACAAGATTCTTTATCTGCTAACTTCTTCTCTATAGACATAAGAGTAAGAGGTACTATATCAGCAGTTGCAAAACTCTGTACAGGAAAGTTTTTAATCTGTGTAAAGTATGTAACACTACCATTAACTCTCCTCTCTACGTTTGGAAATGCAAACTCTCTGCCTGATGGTGTCTTAATTTTTCCTGTATTTAAAGCTTCTTTAGCCAAGACAGAATGCCAAAAATTAATCCCTTTGTATTTCTGCGTGAACTGTTTATAATACTTTGCTTCAGCAGGTGTCCTCCCAAACCCTGTAGCTCCGTAGAGTGGTGCGAATGTGTGGGCTTTTGCTTCTTGCCTACTAATCTTCTGACCACCTTCTGTAATGACTTTCGCAGTGTAGCTGTGTACATCAAAACCATTTTTAATCTCCTCTATTGCTGTTTCATCCTGTGACAAAAATGCAGCAGCTCTAAACTCTAGCTGTGCAAAGTCAGCTTCAAGTATCTTCCCACCATCCCATCGTGATACGAAAACTTTCTTAATGGGAAACGTACCACCTCTAGGCATATTCTGCATATTAGGATCTGCTCCACTAAATCTGCCTGTAGCTGTTCTATGTTGTAGTAGTCTTACATGTAACTTATTATCACTCTTTATATTATGGCTGATACCATCTACAAATGATGATATGTAAGTATCAAGAGCAGACAGCCTTATAACTTTATTTAAAAACTCCTCTGCATCTGTCATACCTTTTGCTTTTGCTATACTAGATAATAAGTTTAAATGTACCTTACTTGTACTCCACCCATTGGCTGTGACCCATTTGTAATCAGGTGCTTTAAACTTCATACCTGCTATTTCGTTAGTTTGTGTAAACAAATAACCTAATCCATTACATGAAGAGCATTTAGTTTCTCTTGCAAATGGTTTACCATCTTTCCTAGTCTTTCTTACCTTGCCATATCCTTTACAAGCTGTGCATTGTTTTGCTCTGGTTTTATATAGTATACTAGAGTATTTCTTAACACCATCGCTGTATGAGTCTGTTGGCATCATGTCTATCCACTCATGCTTATCATTAGGTTTTCTACTGTATATTAACCATGATAGCTGTTCAGGACTATTAAGATTGATAGGTGTATCACCCATAAAGTATCTTACCTTTTCATTTAAATATTTTTCTATCTCTGACTTTTCTTTTGTAAACTCCTTCCTTACCAAATCCAACGTAAAAGTATTAACAGAAAAACCACGCTGATATATTCTAGCCAAAGTAAGGGAAACATCGTTAGTAAGATTAATTGTATTGACAAGTCCAATGTTATCTTCTGTGTTAATTTGTTTATTAAGTTCATTATACAACTCCTGTGTAGCATGTAAGTCTGCTGACAGATACTTTGATAACTCTTCTTTTGGTATCTCGTCAACACCATAGCCATTCTTAAAATACTCTTTCAATGTGTCCTGCTTCTGCGTATTTAATTTAAATCTTTCTGCACACATCTCTAAACTTAAAGGCTTCTTGTTTCCTTTTTGTAGTACATAAGAACCTAGCATGGTATCAAATACCTTACCATCATACTTCCAACCACATTCCCAAATCCACATAAGATCATGTGCTATATTATGTCCTATAAGTAAAGTTGTTTTGTCTAGTATATCTTGTATCTTTGTTTTTAAATATACGTCACCTCTACCAAAAACATAATCGTCAAAACGTATTAGTTCTTCATTACCAAACTCGTCTAGTATACCTACCATGACAAGTTTATTGTCTATTTCAAATGGGTCTAAATGTAACTTACCATCTCTTTTTGTTACAGTATTTTCAACGTCAAGTACAGTCTTCATCTATCTTCTCCTTGTGTCGCACTAGATATGTAACTGCATTTTGTGTAATTGTCAAGTCATCACCAAAACCACCTAAACCAGTGTTGCATTTATGACACACCCATCCTCTAAAAGTATTTGTGTCGTGGCAATGGTCAAGAACCCATGTTTGTAATCTAATCTGACCATACTTTCCTAACTCTTCTATATTCTTTTTGCATATAGGACATTTATAATCTTTGTCAGGATAAGCATTTTCTTTACGTAGTTTACTCAATATTGCTCTGTGTCCACTGCGACAGGATTTACATGTACGTTTTATTTCTCCTGCTTGCATGACTGAAAACTGTGTGATAGGTTGTCGCACTTCACATTTGATGCATACTATACCTTCATCTAACGGTTCTTCAGCAACTATGTATCCAAATAAATCTGATTGGTTTGTCATGCTTCATACCTAGCTGTTAGATAATTTAATTCACAATGCACATTGCCATGCCAACCAGACAGTTTGTTTTTAACTACATTTAAATGCCTTTGCATGTCATCTTCATCCTGTCCTTCTACAGGTGGATTCTTTGCTATAAGTATCATAAGATCAGCTTCTGCAGCTTTACCTGTACGGCTACCTTCCATCATGCTTTGGTTAAGTATAATCTTACCTTCAGCTTCTGCTGATAGCTGTGACATATAAAATACAGCACACTCATATTGCTTTGCTATCTGTCTTGCATGTATTGCACAAGCTTTCAATGCTTCATCTGTTCTTGCGTATCCTGCATGTGTAGCAAACTTATCACCCATGTCTAGTATAACAATGTCAGGCTTTGATGTTTTAACAACAGACTCAACCCAATTCATGTCTCGCATAGAACTATCCTTAATCTTAATCTTATCTTTAATAGGTCTATACAGATCACTAGCTTTAGAAGGATTCTCTTTTATCTGATGCAATGTCATTCCTGTAGCTGATGTAAGATACCTTGCACCAACTCTGTGACTGCCTTCTTCATTACATAGGATAATACAATTAGCACCTTGCCTAGCAAAACCGTTAGGACCTGCAACAAGACTAGCATGGAAAGATGTCTTACCTGTATTAGGTCTAGCACCTACCTCAATAAGATGTCCTGCATTTACACCTTCTACCTTCCTAGCAAGTGTAGGTATATTGAAAGACCATCGTGCTTCAAGATCATTCTTATCAAGTAATGTCTTAATATCTATGTCATCCCATTCTATATTAAGATTAGGTGTAAAGTCATCTCCATACTGCTCTAATATATTTCTTAATGGTTCAAGACTTGCTTTAGTGCCATTGACATAATCAAAACCTAGATTAGCAATGTCCTCACCTATAATCTGTTGGAACAGCTTGGCTAACACATCTTGTGCTACATCGCTACCCATAGGATGTTCTTTCTTAATCTTAGTGAACATAGATAGGTAAGCATTCTTCTGTGCTGTTGTCATAGACGGATTACTAGAAACAAACAAAGCTTCTACTTCATCAGGTGTGACAGACCTATTGTACTTATCAATAGCCAAGTCAACCATGTCTTTTACTTTTCTTACGTCTTTACTAAATAGTCTGTTAGGACATCTTGCTCCACGATGATCATCATAAAACTCTTTATCCATAAGACTTCTGATTAATGCTAGTTCCATATCATCTCCTTTAAGTTAGCAATATCAATTTCATTTTCGTATTTTAAATCATCCTTTATACGCAATACTTTTACTGTGTCAACCCAACTTTGTAATTCTTTTCTTATTGTTAATGACTTTGGTAATGCATCAGGATCAAGTGCCACAATAACTTTATTAAATTTAGATGACAATAATTGTTTATGTTCTTCTAATAAACTTGTACCTAACAAAGCTACTCCTGCATAACCATGTAAACTCAAAACACAGGCACTAATACAATCTTCTACTAGTACACAGGTAGTGTTTACTTCTCCTGTAATAGGATTATGCAATCCACGTATAAAAGGTATTTTACTTTTACCATATCTTTTCCATTTAGGTATCCTTTTACCTAATGCTTTTCCTACAGCATCTACTACAAAACCTTCATCATTATATATTTTAAATACTGCTCTGTCCTCTTTAGCATCATAGACACAAAAATGATTATATATTTCTGAAAAGTCATATGACATACAAAAAGTAACCTCTTCCTCAAATGGAACAAAATACTCTGGACATGTAAAATCATCTTGTTTTATTACAGAACTATAAACAACTTTTATATCATCCACAGTCATGTTAGTCTTTAGACTGCCACCTACACTACAACTAGCTTTATAACAGTTCCATAATCTCATACCTTTATTATTAGTAACTGTAAATGTATTTTTACCACCACATACAGGACAATCCATTCTTTTTGTTTCATCCATACTAATGTCTAAATCATATATGTATTTATGTATATCCATGCTTACTCCTGATTAACAGTTGAATGTTAAGTATCACAATTTTTTCTTTTAGTCAATGCGTAGTTAGCACTTTTAAAATTATGTTTTAAATAAGGTTGTACACTCTGTGGATTAGAATGTCCTGATACAGACATAATCTGATTAATACCAACACCTGATTTATCCATCTCTGTAATAGCTGTAGCACGTAGGTGCATAAGCTGTAACTCGCTCCTGATCTCAGCTTTACGCATGACTTCCTTCCCTACAACTGATACATTATGTATAGAATAAGGCACAAACTTATTATTTTTAGGTCTTGTGTTAGGTGCTACATATTTCTGAAAACCAAAATCAGTGTGTTGTTTTTGCAACATAGAAAAAAGATTATCTTCTATTGGCAAAAAGACTTCCTTCCTTTTCTTTGATTGTTCTAGGTGTAATTGTTTTATATCAAACTTAATATTATCCCATGTTAACAATCGCATATCTCCGATCCTCTGTCCAAATTCGTATGCCATATGTACAATTAAACCTATGCTACGAAATTTATAATCTGAGTATGCTGTATCTAAAAATGTTTTTACTTCTTCATTTGTCCATATTAACCTTTTAGTTCTTTGGGTCTTCTTGGTAACATTTTTAAATGGATTAAGTTCTGTATATCCCATTTCTATTGCATACCTATACAGTCTAGAAGAAACAGATAGTATGTGATTAGCAAAAGACACACCTCTCTTGACCCATTCCTCATAGGATAACTTGCATAGCTTTGTCGTTACTTTGCGATAGTCCTTCCTTCCTATGTAGTTTGTAGACAACATTATATTTAAAAAATAAATATAATCTTTCTGTGTCTTCTCTCTTAGCATATTAAAATCATTTGATAATAAGTATTCGTCATACAATCCTTTTACTGTAGGATTAAGGCTTACAGTCCTTGACATCTTTTCTACGTGTGCATCTAACTCTATGAGCATTGCATTTGCCTTGTTAAATGCCTTGTCCTTATCTGTGCCTAACTGTTTCCTGTAGACTACACCTTCATCAATATACTTTTGAGGTGGGTTGAAACGATAATGCTCCAACCCATCTGCGTGTAATGATTTGATTACATATCTAGGTGTACTATTCATTTTTATATGCCGTTTCGTCACAGGATAAAACCCAATCATTATACCAATTTGAACCTTCACCATCCTCATTCTTTTGTGGTGAAAACTTTAATGCACTATGCATAAGACATTTAAGTTCCTCTAGACTTGCTATCTGTGATAGAGTTATGTCACTACAATCATGCACATATAGTAATGTATGATGTAGTTTATTATATAAATCTAAAAACTTCATTCGTTGTTCTTCTGTAACAAGTATATCTTTCATATCAATATTAACTTTAAATTTACTTTTCATCTTCTTCTCCTAAAAATTGTTTAAGTTTTTTGTGTGTTGAAAAGAATGAGTATCTCTGTTGGTCTGCGTGATCATTTAGCCAACGCATAAAATTACTCTTACCAACGATTTGAAATGTCTCTTCTTCATCATGGTCATATATATGAAATATAAATTTATTCATGTTCTCCACCATTCCCTCTTCCTAGACCACGTTCCTTATACCAATGGTCAAAATAAGTTGATTTACGTTTAGCCGTTTCAAATACTGCCACAGTAACTACTATGGCAAATATGAGTATAAGGTGTACAACGGCAGTCAAACCAAATACCCACATACTACCTACCCATAATGAAAATGCTATACACCACATCCATGCTAGTAATTGCATAACCATATGCCTTACGTGTAGGTCTTGTATGTTTCTTAATGGATTGCGTTCATAATTCATAACGACATTCCAACTATCATATATAAATTTATTCATTTACTTATCCTCACAATCATCACAAATTAAATCCCAATCAACCTCATTAACATCATTCATTTGTCCATGTAATTCTGTTTTATCGCAAACAGAACAAATGTCAAAGCCTTGATTAGGATTTTCTTGAATTATTTTTTTAATAGTTTCTTTATTCATAATTAATATCCCATCTGTAAAATATGTGGTCATCAATTCGCACAATATATGTTTTTGTTTCTGCCCAACTTGGTTGCACGTAATGTGCATGGTAGTGTGTCGCACCATCCACCAAGTCATCTACTCTCCTGTAAAATACATGGTTTGCTACCATCATAGCAGTATCCCACGCATCCTTCTCTTTTGGCACATCACTCTTGCCATCGCAGTACCAACTGAATTGACATTGGTTTTTAATTGGTATTGTAGGATTCCATTTGTACGTCAATCCTTGTTTTACTACATCACAAATGTTGTTAGGGAATCTTTCATCCTTCACACGATTCATAACAACCTGTGCGACTGCATATTGACCATAAATTGATTGATTTTTGCTCTCATGGTACACATTTAGTGCTAAACACGTTAACATTTCAGCTATCATAGACAACCTTCCTTCCTTCCATTATATAAAAGCCACTAGGACTTGGTTAATTTTTTTAGGTATAAACATACTAGAAGGTATGAAAACACCCATCTGACGGTCTTTAAAACAAGACTTTTTTTCTCAATCCTTCAAATTTTTAAGCTTTTGCTTAGTATTTTTAGATTTTTCCTTTTTTCTGTCATATTTCTTTTTACTAGGCAAAACCTTATGTTTAAATATAGAATTGTATAATAATTTAATCATAGGATTACGATGATACATTGTCTTGCTCCTTTGTATCAAATGGACTACCCTCTACTTCTACTCTATAATTTAAACACTCTAGTAGTTCTAATATAGATTCGTCAATTTCTTGTTTGCTTTGTGCAACTAATTCATCAAAATCATTATATATTTTATACATATTTATTTCTCCTCATATAATTTTTTTAAATGTTTTGGTAACTCCGTCATTTTAACAAATGTATCTCCA